TCACCTGTCTGGAATGGTGTGAGAAGGAATGCAAGCGGCTGAACGCGAAGGGTGAATGCGTAACGCTTGCCTATAACGCGCAGAAGCACGTTGCCGTTGTGCGGTAGTGGTCGGTTTATGGGTTTTCCTTAAAAACCTACGAGCCGGTGAGAGGCCGACGCTTTCCAAGGAGCGCAACATGGGCAATCTCTCTCAATTTCATGAGGAAGAATCTCTTACCGTAAAGGCGATCTATGACTACTGGAAGAAAAAAGGCGATTCCGAGCCTATCCGTGGGTATCTTGGAGCATCAATCATCGCCCATGAGTGCGATCGTTTTTTATGGTATATGTTCAGAGGTTGCGTCAAAAAGGTTTTTGAAGGCCGCATGTATCGACTCCTCAATAGGGGCCACTTGGAAGAAAAAAGGTTCGCCGACGATCTCATGGCGATTGGTTGCGAAGTCCACTTGGCCGACCAGGAGGGGAATCAGTTTGAGATTAGTGCGATTGGTGGACACTTCAAGGGGCACATGGATGGATGCGCACTTGGTATTCCCGAGGCGCCAAAAACATGGCACGTGCTTGAGTTCAAAACATTTGGCGGAACGGAAGACAACTCAAAAGATTATGAAAAACTTGCCGTGCTTGGTGTTGCAAAAGCAAAGCCAATGCACTACGGGCAAATGATGATTGAAATGCATCTGGCGAAGATTGAACGCGCATTGTATATGGCAGTCAAAAAGGCGACAGATGAGTTATATTGCGAGCGAGTTCGATATTCGCCTGCGGAAGGCAAAGCAATTCTTGCTAGGGCTGAACGTATCATAAAAATCACCCAGCCCTGCGAAAGAATGGCATCGCGATCTGACGATTTTCGGTGTAAATGGTGCGACGCTCGAGATCTGTGCTGGGGTTGCGAGTCGTCTTCGTTGCCACTGCCTGAAATAACATGCAAGACTTGCTGCCATTCAACTCCTGAAATGGATGGAGATGGCCGCTGGAGCTGCGCGCTTGGCCTTAAAATGGAAGCTGGATGCAAAAAACACCTTATCATACCTGGGCTTATGATCGGCTTGGAGGTATCGGATGCAGGTGAAGACTTCATCAAGTTTAAATGTAGAAGTGGCGCTGAGTTTGTTCATGGTAACTGCGCTGGTCAATGGACGACGGAAGAATTATCAAAAACGCCATTAAGGCTCCTGGCCGACAAGTCTATCTCAATGGTTAAAGATGTATTTGGCGGGAAAGTCGAGCTTTTCTCTTCGCGTCAAGAATCGCTTGTCGATCAGTACCCACATGAGGACACTCGCCTTGTTTGGCATGGGCCATATAATTCAGAGAAGATCGCCAACGTATTGAGAGATGCGATGGGCGTTGCCGATGTTGGAACCCCGACAAGGCAAGAGGAGACAGAGAAACATCAGGCGTACGAGTTCGGATGGAAATTCCTTCTAGTTCACTATAAGGCCGATCATTATGCAGCAATATGGAAAGGTGTAGAGTGAAAAATTGTGCGAATTGCAGGTTCAGTTTTCATATTGGAAGTTCAATTGAACTTTCGTGCCGGAAGAGGGCTCCAATGGTTGTGATGGAACAACTAATTCCAGAGCCGGTTGTTTTTGGCGAGGCTGATATTCGCGGGGTATGGCCGACTGTAAAGAATGTAGATTGGTGTGGAGAATGGGAAGCCAAAGGGCCGGAGGTGGAGACGTGAGCAATATTTTTTTGAATATCGGCACGGCAATAAGGCGGGCGGATTCACTTTCAAATATGCCAGCCACCTGATCGGCCGGATTCGGGCGAACGGGTGGCGGCTACCGGATGATCTGGCGATGAAAATAAAGGAGAGTGCAGCGTGAAAACGGAGACGAACGTCCGGCCTGACGCTGGCCGGGAGAAAGGATTGCATGAACACGAAACGCGCTAACCAGCTTAACGTCCATGACGTTGTTAGGCATTTCCGGTCTGTGTACTACGGGCACGGCAAGAAGTACAACGCCCACTGCTGGATTGGCGTGGAGATCACCAGCGACTCTCTGCGGAACATCAAGCGGGCCGCCAAGTCCCTCGGCTGGCCGTGCGCGGACATATCCCGCGAAGATGGCACGCCGGAGTGGATTACTCGTGACGGGCGGCACGCTTGCGAGACGTACCTATGGATGCCGCGCCGTGTGCCCAACAGCGTATTAGACAGATCGGAAGAGAAAGGCGGTGGGGTGTGAGTGAGAACAAAATTACGTCTGCTCTGGCCCTCGCCGAGCAGTTCCACAACACATATGAAAGGCTTGCGCCGTCATTCGGGTACGAGACGCGACCGGAGACACGAGAGTTCAACCCGCAGACACCGAACGGGCGACTGATGGTTGCGGTATGCCGTGAGATCATAGCGCAGAACAGCTTTCTCAACCAAACGAACGAAGGGCGGTGGGGCGTGAGCAATATTTTTTTGAATATCGGCACGGCAATTTCTGAATGCCAAATCGCACGGAGAGCGTGGCTGGTTGATAATTATGCAGATTGTTTGGTCTTGATCAACGCCGCCATCGCGCGGCTGGAGTCTGATCGGGCGAAGATCGAAAAGAAAACGAAGCGAAATGATAATCGCGCAGTTCTGAATGCGGTGGTTGGCAGCTTCCCGGATTTGCCGGACTGCACGGACCCGTTCAAGGAGCGGTACATCCGTGACACAGAGGAACGTGCTTGCGAAGCCGGATCGTGTAAGCAGAACAATGAATCACCAAAACCAAAAACAGATACCACCCAACCGACCGCCCAACCGACCGTCGAACCGACCGTGCCGGGGTGGTATTGGGTAGAACTGCCATTAACGCGCTCATTTATCCTTGAGATTTCAAAGGAGGATATTGAGCGGAAATATATCCTTGTGCAATTAGGTGGTGGTGGTAAGGAAGTTGTTCCTTTTAAGAAAATTAAATTCAGCGGCCCGATCCAGCCGCCGGAAGGGTGGGAGGAGTGAATGAGCTGGCACTTTTCGCGGGCGCTGGTGGAGGAATTCTTGGAGGCAAACTCCTCGGCTGGCGAACAGTCTGCGCCGTCGAGTTCGAACAATACGCACGGGATGTGCTGGTCGCCAGGCAAAACGATGGATGCCTCGAGCCGTTCCCGATCTGGGATGATGTACGAACCTTTGACGGAAAGCCGTGGCGAGGAATTGTTGACGTGGTTTCTGGAGGTTTTCCATGCCAGGACATCAGCGCCGCCGGAAAGGGCGCCGGAATTGGCGGCGAGAGAAGTGGACTCTGGCGAGATATGGCGCGAATTGTCGGTGAAGTTCGACCCCGTTTCGTCTGGGTGGAAAACAGCCCGATGCTTGTGGGAAGAGGACTTGGACTGGTCCTGCTTGACCTTGCCGCGATGGGGTTCTCTGCACGATGGGGAGTTGTGGGAGCGTGCGACGCCGGGGCTCCGCACAAGCGGGAACGGATCTGGATTTTGGCCGACTCCGAACGTACCGAACGGCGGCCGCCGAGTGCCGAAGGATGCGACGATCAAGGGCGGCAAGACGCCGACGGCCTACACGGCGGACGGGAAGAAATGCCAAGTGGGATTGGAACAGGCCGTGCAATGGTGGCCGACGCCGTGTGCCAGCGAGGCGGGGCCGGACTTTGCCAAGTTGAGCAGGAGCAAGACGGGAATAAGCCTGCAAACGGCGGTAGCGATGTGGCCGACTCCGAATCAAAGAGACTGGAAAGACAGCGGAGTATCCCAAGGCAGTCGGAAATCGCCAAATCTCGGAACGATGGCGGCACGCTATCCGACGCCAACAGTGAACGACAGCAAGAACAGCACGCTGCCACCCTCGCAAGTGAATCGCGACAGCATCACTGGTGCGTTGATGAGGGATGGCGAGAAGGCTGGTGGCTCTCTGAACCCGACGTGGGTCGAGTGGCTGATGGGGTGGCCGCTAGAGTGGACCGACTTAAAGCCATTGGAAACGGACAAGTTCCGGCAGTGGTTAGACTCGCATGGAATACACTCGTCACCCCACCCTGACAAACCGCAGACAGGAGAATAACAATGACCACGCACGACCTTAAAATCTGGCCGGAATACTTCGATCTCGTGACGCATAGGTCAAAGGAATTCGAGTTGCGTCGGGCTGACCGGCCATTCGCGCCTGGCGATCAACTCCGCCTCCGCGAATACGACCCAAAAACCTGCTCCTACACGGGCCGCGTGGCTCTGTCCCGGGTAACGTCTGTCCTGTCCGATCTCCCGGGGCTCCAACCAGGCTTCGTTGCGATGGGAGTGTTCTTTCTTCAGATGGAAACAAAACATACGGCCCCAGTCGAGGAGACCGAGGAATGATGGTTCCGAGACCATATCAAGAGGAGGCGCTGGCCGCTCTCAACTTGCACCTCCGCGAAAAGGACACCAATCCAGTCGTCGTTATTCCAACTGGCGGCGGAAAGTCATTCATCATGGCGTGGGCGATTCACGGATGGAAGCAGGAATACCCTCCATTCCGCTGCATCATCCTGGCGCATCGCGAGGAGCTGGTCGCCCAAAATGCCGCCGAACTGATTGAGATATGGCCTGAAGGTGACATCGGGATATACTCCGCAGGCCTTGGCCAGCGAGATGATGAGCACTCCGTGATTTTCGCGTCCATCGACTCAGTTTACAAGAAATGGGGCTACTTCTCGCCGTGGGATCTGATTATGGTTGATGAGGCGCACCGTATTCCGTTATCGGGCGAAGGGAAGTATCGCGCCTTCATCAATGGATCGCGCATCTCGAACCCCAATCTCCGCGTGGTCGGCATGACGGCAACTCCGTTCCGCATGAATGGGCCAATCTGCCACAAAGACCACCTTCTGCACGAAGTCTGCTACGATGCGAATGTCGGCGATTTAATCTCGCAAGGGTTCCTGTGTCGGCTTCGGTCAAAGGTTGGCGATGTCCAGCCTGATCTTTCGGATGTCAAGCGAAACCACAATGGGGATTACATCGAGAAGAGCCTGGCGGCAGCGACCAACATCCCTGAAGTGGTCACCAAGGCAATTTCTTCGGCTGTCGGCCATATCATCAGGGAAAACCGGAAGTCAATCGTTTTCTTCTGCGTTGATGTGAACCACTGCAAGCAAGTCTCGATGGAGCTTCGGAAGTACCGGATCGACGCGCCTTGCGTGACGGCCAACACGCCAAAAGAGGAAAGGCGCCGGATCGCCCAGCAATTCAAGGATGGCCGACTTCACGCGATATGCAATGTGAACGTCTATACCGAGGGGTTCAATGCCAAGTGCGTCGATTGCATCGTGCTTTTGCGGCCAACCTTGTCGAAGGGGCTTTACGTCCAGATGGTGGGCCGTGGACTTCGCCTGCATCCGAGCAAGGTGGACTGTTTAATCCTTGACTATGCACACTGCATCGACGAGCATGGTCCGATTGACTGCATAGATGTCGGGGAAGTCAAAGTTTATGAGTGTGGTTCCTGTGGCGACATCTTTTCAAGGGCCGTTCGGGTCTGTCCGCATTGCGGCTGGTCCATTCCGATCCAGGAGATCGAGCGGGCCGAAGCGGAAGAGCGCGAGAAGCGGCTACACGAAGAAGAAGTTTCACGGCGCGAGATTCTTGGCCGACAACCCGAAGAGTGCAAGGTTGACGATGTTTCTGTGTTCAGGCACAAAAAGGATGGCGCACCAGATTCCATTCGAGTCGAGTATCGCTGCGGGCTGTCCGTGTTTCGGGAATGGGTC